ATGGAACGTGCGTTTCAAAACAGATGCGAGCCCAGAGCGGCGAAGCCGTTTAAAATCCTGAAAAAACGTTCAACCACCAGTGTCGCAAGCTATCAAGTCAGTCCACATACAGCAAGAATCTTCAAAGAAAACGAACGGCTGATTGACGAGTATAAACGAAAAAAAGCATGATCACACTAAAAGGACAAGGGAAAACAGCTCTTGTCCTTATTCCTTTTCTTAAAGGGTTACATATAATAAATACAAACAGAGGATAATGTCAGGTGATACAGTGAAAAAATTGGTGAGGCGTGTGAAGTTTGTTGATTACGGAAGGTTTGGGCTATCCGGGTACTCGCTTCGGGTGAGGGAGCGCAGTGCTGGAATTATTAAAAAGTTGAAGAAGAAAAAATAAATCCCGGAGCAGCTCCGGGATTTTTGTGGTCTGTGATCAGCTTAATTGCGCTGCGATCTTCGCTTTCGTCGCAGGTCCGTAAATACCGTCGGCAGTCAGGCCGTTAACAGACTGAAAACGCGCGACTGCGTCAGCTGTTTTCGGGCCGTAAATGCCGTCAATTCCGTTGTTGACAGCGCCTTTATCTGGGTAAAAATACAGAGCCGCAAGTGCTCGTTGCACCTGAAAGACGTGTTCTCCTGAGGTATAAGGTGTTGTCAATTGAATGATACCATCAGGGAGCGGATAGAGCTCGGGTTCTTCAGTGGACGATGGAGCACTTACAATTAATACTTGACCAACGCGAATAAGATTCGGGTCTTCGATATTGTTCCACTCTTGCAGCTGAGCAACCGTAACACCAAATGCTCTCGCTATGGATGTAAGTGTGTCGCCCTGTTTCACGACGTAAGTTTGGCTGCCGCCTCCCCCAATTCCTGCTTTGAACGAATCCCACGTATCTAACAATTTTCGCGGACATTCCTTCCCTGACCAATACTTATGAGGGACGACATTGGCGAGACTGATATTTTGTTCAGCCATTAATGTTTTTATGAGCCACTGGGCATTTGCTGTTGCTTTTGCAAAATCTCCATCAGCATTTTCGCAAATTTCAATTCCGATAGAAGCCCGGTTGCCGCTGCCATTTCCGTCTCCCGCATGCCAGCCGTTTTCATTCAAAGGCAGATGCTGATAAATTTCTGTATCATCAACTGTAAAATGCCAGCTTGTCGTCGTATCAGGATTTTTCAAATAGCGGGCATGCGCTGCAGCATCTGCCCCTACTGCGGTATTCGCTGTATTGTGCACCGTAATGTAAAGCGGCGTCATTGCGTAGCCTGGACGGTTATTTGCGCCAACCGGAATAAAGTCTTGAATAATGTTAACCATTTTCATCTCTCCTTATTTCGTCAGATTATTGTCCCTTAACAAGTCGCGCTGTTTTTTCCCTTTTTCTGTTATATAGTTGTTTTTAAACCAAGCGGCAAGTGTCGTTCCAATTGTAAATGCGATGGAACCGGCTGAATAAAGAGCGTCAGCGAGCTGATTGACCTGCTCCTCCTGAATGTCCAATGGTGATTTGCCGAGCATCAGCATGGTCTGGTTGATTAAAGCAATTAAAAGAAGCACCGTCCTGATGACCGTGCCCTTGTCAAACGTGTTCATGAAAATCCCCCTTTAATGCTGCAGCAGGCTGTACATAATGGCGATGGCTCCGCCAATGATGCCTGTAGACACTGCTGTAATGATGGCACCTGTGATGGTGCGTTTAATCCACGTGGTGTTTTCTTCAATTTTGTTTAATTTTTCGTTCAGCGTCATGATTTGCTGGTCTTGCCGGTCAGACACGCGTTCTAATGCAGAAACCCTCTGCTCAAGTGCTTTGTGCTCGCCTTTCATGTCTAATAAATCTTGCTGAAACACATTCACATCTGCCTCTTGCTGCATCTCTCACTCCTCCTTCACATGCAGATCACCTCCCTTCCGAGGGCCGAGACTGTTATGAAACCGCGGTCCCTTTTACCGAAAGAGTACCGCCGGTGATACTGATAATCTCCATGATAATCTCCTTAAACCCTTTAATATCAAATGCCCATGCCTCGGCTTTTCCTAATGTACTGGAGGCAGTGGTAGCATCATCAGTTTTCACGCCTCTGATCGGCAGTTTCTGTCCTGACACCGATTTGCCCCAAAATTTGACTTCGCTCATTTCTGCTGTGCCGTAGACTTCAACGAGTAAATGCGCGGCACCGTCAACAGGTAAGGCAGCCCCCTCGCCGGCGGACTCTGCATTTTCATGAAAGACAAAGTCAAATGTTTTGCGAGCCTCGACTTTCAGCCGTCCATCGTGTGTTTGATTCTCCGCAAAGTCAATCTGTAAAGGCGTTTTTCCATTGACACGCACATCCATCTCACCCGCACCGACTGATTGGTATAATACAAACTCAGATTGCTGAAGATTCCCGTTCACATAGCGGTAACGGTAATAGCGTTTAGAAAGATATACCCAGTCCGTCGCTGTCAGGACACCTGCTGCGACATTAACTGCTGCTGTCGTTGTCCAAACATTGTTGTTGTCGCTTTCTTCTATAAAGAGCGTACCTTCACGATCTGCATACGCCCAGCCCTTCACTTTCGAAATCAGAACTGCGCCAAGCCTGTCCTGCCCGAGCTGACTGTATGCCTCAGTCGCCTTTAAGGAAGCATTTGTTAAAATCTCCGCTACGCCTGACAAATTCGAAACAGGTGTCACAAAATCATTTTTTCCTCCTCGATAGGGCTTTACAGCGCCGGCTTTTCCAGTCCTATCGAGAGGAAATTCATATTGATACTTCACCATCTTCATCCTCCTTTGATCTAAAAACAGGCAAAATAAAAAAGCCTTACTACATGGCTTTACCGGTAATTTCTTTATACTGGTCAGCTGTGATCAGCTTTTTGTTCACACCCTCTGCCAGATCCTCAATTGAACAGTCTTTATATGCTAATGCTTGCTTTACCATATCCGCTGTCGCCCACTCATAATAAAGGGCTAGCACCCAATAATTCATTCAGAGTAATCTCCTTTCAAAGAAAGTAGTGAAAGCTTAATACCTGCCAGCTCGCTTCCCAAAGTTTTGTTCAGCTCTTCAAGCTGCTTACGTGCCAACTTTTCCTGCGACAACTCCTGAGCGAGAAGCTCTACCTGATCGGGCGGCTCGTACGGCGGATTATTTTGCAGCTCTTCCCACCAGGTTTCGAGTTCTTTTTGTGTTGGGATGGGCGAGCGCAGGTTCCATTTTTCAATGTAAGAACCATTGCCGTCATTGCGCAGCTCAAAATCCTTTCTTGGCACAGCGTCAGGGTATTTGTACATGATTGCGTCGTATAATATCATTTTTGCACCTCCTAAGTTCTCGGGTAATTTCTGCCGCCGATTTCTGTAATATCAAAGTAGTTATACCACCCCGAGCTTTCTGTTGTATACCGAGTAGTACCACCGTTATATCCGACATATAAGTAAATTTCAATATAATCCCCTTGATTTGCTGGAACTGTTGCAGCCCCATAAAGTCCAACATTTATTTCGGTAGTATCCGACTGGTCTCCTGGATTTGCCCTATAGTGTGCAATATTTTTATATCTAACACCATTTAAATAAATGTCCAATTCATAGTTTACATACCTTTGATAATTTTCTATATACAATCCCGCGTTCACCAAAAACATTCCATCATTCGGAACAATAAATCTATTGTTTTTAGTATCAAAAGTATTATGGCTATCTTTTATTTTTCTATTATATTTTACTTTTTGAAGTTCTCCTTTAATCAATTGCTGCTTTCCTGTAGTTCCGATATTTGCATGAGCAAATCCAGAAATTTTATGCCAAGCTGTCCAACCGGAATCGGACCACCAATGGCGAATCCAAGAACCTGTACTAGTAAAATAAGAGTTTGACTCATTTCCTGTCCCATAAAAATATTGAGCAAATCGATAATTACTATACTTTTCATTTTTTACTATGCCATAGGTAAGCGGGTAACCTGTTGTATTATTTGCTCCTATATCCATAAAAGTCAGCCCAGCTGGATACTCATTGCCGCTTGTTCTAGCGTCTTGAATTGCATTGGATCCTGCAAGAACTGTTAATTTATTATTCGTATAGTTAGAGTCAACATAGTTTTTAGCATCAGCTAAAGCTTTATCTGCTTTACTTTGTGAACCTTCCGATGTTTCCAATATATACCAATTGGTATACTCAGTACCATTAACAGCTACCCTTGTATAAAGTGTTTTCGTAGAGATGCTAAACCAATCTTGACGTGTAGCCCATTTATTTGCAGAAGGGTAGATAATTAATAAACCTGTTCTGTTATCATTTAGCGGAAATTGATTTTGCAATTCTGGATTTGCATTCATGTAATTAGTGTCTAAACGATAAGTGCCAGGCGGAAGATTTAAATCATTTGCATCGGTTATTGAATTTAATGGTCTAGTAATAAAGGCCGTGCTGTTAGTATAATCTTTTGATTGGTTCAAAGCAGTATCAGCTTTTTTTTGCGCACCATCAGGTGTCTCCTGCTTAACATTCTCAACATTTCCGAGACCCACTTGTTGTTTAGTAACTGAATGTGGATTAGTTTTATCATTTTTATGAATATCTAATTCTGATTGAACTCTATCTATAAAATCTGTTGTTGCAATTTGTTTCCATCCTCTAAATTCTCCATCAGTGTGAACCATTCCGATCCACATCATGCTTCCCCAACTTTGGTAAGCTACTATTGTTTTCCTTCCTGAACCGCCTTCTACAATATCGTAGTTATACCAAGTTGCATCGCCTTCCACCGGGTTGTTTACAACTGACTGACCAACTGCACAATAAAACCCAGAAGATAATGTAAGAATATCTGTACCGTCTTGGAGTTGTATTCTTTTACCATCGTCTCCAGTAAGTTTAATTAGTTGGGCAGCATTCCATTTATTTCTTTCCCCTTCAGATACATGAACTTTAGTATTGCTTAAATGAGCATCAAAATCTGCTTGTGAGGCTTGTTTCACATTTTCGACATTCCCAAGTCCAACTTGTGCTTTTGTTACTTGGTTAGGATTATCTCTTCGTGCAGCAAAACTATCTGTATAGGCTTTTGCGTTGGCTTCGGCTTGATCTGCCTTATTTTGAGCTTCACCTGGAGTTTCTTTTGCGTTCCAGTTTTCACGCTCTGTCGATGTGATATGCCGCACCTGATCTTGCTCATGCTTGTCAAAATCCTTCTTCGCCGCCTGCTGCACATTATCCACGTTCCCCAGCCCGATTTGCGCCTTTGTTGTGTTGTGGGGGTTGTTCATGTCGTTTTTGTGGGCGGCCAGGTCTGTGTGGGCGTCTTTTATGCCTTTTTCCCAGCGATTGACGTCATCTTCGTTGATGGGATCATCCGGAAGCCAGTCTGTTTTTTCTTCGTATGCCATGTTTACACCACCTCAAAAGTAAATCTGAAATCGAGTGTTCTGTTTTCGCTAACGTCCAGGTCAGTCTTTCTCTCTGTGATCACATTGCCCAGCTCGTCAAAAATTTGTACCGTTTCGATATGCTTGATGTCTTCCTCACGTTTTGTCAGAACGGTGACGGTCGCACCGTCAATGGCAAGCTCTACTATTTCTGTTTTTTGGCCGTTGAGCAGCACGTGATCGATTCTGCTTTTTAGATCAGCCGCTGTGCGTTCTCTGTATATGGTTGAAATCAAGTTAAAACCACCTCATTGTTGTTAAGAGTGACAGAATAACCGACCTTGAGCTCACTGGCTGTTCGGTATCTGCGGTGATTCAGGATGACTGTATCTTTGATTTGCAGCGTCTCATTCAATCCGCCTCTGAGCGTATACGCCAAATGAGCGGGTTTCATGTTTTCTATCGCTTCGATCAGCTCATTCATGTGCTGGAGGTCATCAACATTGATATCGACGTTAAATCGGTATTCGCCGGGAAGCAGGCGGACCTGTGCAGACGGGTTTTTCAAGAAACGGTTTACCGCCTGCTCAATGGCCCTGTATGTGATTGGCGGGATGTTCGACATTTTGGAAATGAGCCTCAATCGTCTGATCTCATCAGTGTCACCTGATTCCCGCGGTACGTTTAAAATCTTTTCCCAGCGGCTGAGCCCCCATGTCGCCGTCGGTACGAATAACTGATCCGTCAGATCAAATATGCTGTCATTTTGTTTATCAAACTCAGGCGCTTCCGCTTTCAGCAGCTCAGCCATTTCTTTAAGGCTGGTAAGAAACGGCGGCAGATACGCTGTCATGTCATCTTGTTTGCTCAATGATCTTCACCTGCCCAAGCTTAGGAATTTCCACGTCGCTCAGCACCAGATTTTCAGACGTGCCGTTGATTTGAATATTGGAGTAGTCACTGACTGATGGTGAATTATAGACGATATTGTTAATTTGAGAAAGGCGGATGACGTTATCTTCAAAAGCCATTTTCTTAAAGAGATTTAAAACGCCTTCCTCAATTTCTGACTTCACTTCGTCAATTGAGTGATTGATCTCAGGCAGCACTTCGGCAGAAATCTCAACTTCTTTCCAGACCGCGCTCTCCACTGTGACAACGGCTCCGATTGGCGCCTGTCCCTCTCCCTGTCCTGGTTCAGGGTCGATATAATCTTTCACTTTTTGAATTAAAATATGAGAAGCGGGCTCAAGATTCGCATTGGTGACGACAATTTTGACAGTGCCTTCACCGTTCCAAAGCGGGAAGATCTTTGCCTTTCCCACACCGTCCACTTCCTCAGCCCACTCTTTATAATGCATTTTATTGGCACTGACGGCCTCACGCCGAACCCTTGTAAAATACCGTTCTCGCAAGCTGTCATCTCCCTCTTCCTCGCGCCCCGGAATCAGGATTTCTTTGACAATGGCCGTTTCTAAACCGGGAATGGTTTCCAATGACAGTAAATTGCGTCCGGTCAGATTGGCGTTTCCCGCTTCACCAGGTGTTTCACAGATGAGCGTCCCGTCTGCCGTATATTGAAAATAAAGATTATCCACGTAAAAGCGGGAGCCGACAGGAATAGTAACTCCAGATGTAAACTCTCCCGCTCTGACCGCCTTTGTCGCGGCTGTCCGTTCAATTCCCGCTTCCGCTGCACGCCTGTCTAAAAATTCGCCTTGTGCGGTATCAGAAAAAACTAGCTCAAGCACAGTATCCAGCCATATATAAGACTTCGCAAGCTCGGCCGCCGCTGGGGCTAACGCATTATAAATGACGCTGCCTTCTCTTGTGTCAATATCTGCGGAAATGCTGTTCAGCATACGCTCCATAATATTTTCAAAGGTCTGATCTTCAAACATGTTCGCCAAGCACCTCCTCAATCTCAAGCGTCCCTTCATCCGTCTCCACTACAAAGGACACATGAAACGCGTCGCCTTGTTTTTCAATCTCAAAATCTGTTACAGCCGATATCCGGTCATCATAAACCAGCGCCTCTTCTATCAGCCTCGGAATCTCCATCTTTTTATACGCATCAGTTGTCTCATGATCTGTCAGCACGTCCTGAAGCTCATTTCCGACATTATGGCTATATACGGCATACGCGTAGCGTTCTGTTTGTAAGGCGATATACACGAACTGCCTGATCGCTTCAAGCCCGGTAATCAGCTCATTCGTAATTCTTCCGTTTTCAAAATCTATTTTATACGTTTGCGAGGTTTCAATGACTTCGCTCTCATCTTCAAAATCCTCAAACTCTACTTCTGGTGTCAGGGCCATGATGCCCACTCCTTTTACATGCTAAATATAAAAACCCCTTCGTACTGAAGCGGTTTTGTCTATACCTTATCTAAAATAAAAAACGATTGCCCGCCAGTCAGAGCCGCGGTCATGAGGCGATCCCCCAGCTCGAGTGCATCGTCTCCTCCGGACTGCATTCGTTTTGGGATAATGATGGCGTCTTCCGGTATGATCAGTTTGCTGTTTTCTTTTAATTTGATTTCCACAGGAGAAACTGAAACGACTTCAGCCGGGAGCAGTTCTACCGGAGACTCAGCGTCAATTGCGCCGACTGCCAAATGTTTTATAGCCTCACTTAATCTCATCAGGATACTCCTTCCGGCATCGTATTCTTTTCGACAACATCGATCGTCATCGTATGTTTCGTTCCTTTAAATTCATGCCGGTCCGTATCTACCCAATAGGTTTTCTTGATGCCGGCCTCTGGAATCGAAATATAGACGGGCAAGCCGCTCTGCACTTCCGGGATGCCCACTGCCTGAATATTTTTCAGTTCTTTTTTCACGCCCTTTTTTTCAGCAAGGCGTACATCTGCCCGCTGCTGAAGCTGTGCCTGGTTGATGTCATCTGTGACCGTTTCCGTATATTGAAGCACACCGTATTTATTTAAGCCTGAACTGTCCTTAGCAGAGGCTTTATATGTCTTATTGTCCTTTTGCCGGCGAAGCACCACCCGAGTAGCAGTGTCGTTTATAGAAGTGCTGTATTGGTAGCCTGTGATATTGACGCCCGTTTCAAGCACCCATACCTCTGACGGATCTGGCCAAGCGCGCAGACCGAGCTTTCCTTTTTCCGAATACAGCTGGTAATGTCGTCCTGTCTGGCTTTTCGTCTGTTTCAGCGCTTTTAATATGATGTCATACAATGTCGTATCATTTTTAATGACAAGACTTTTGATCGTATGGCCTGTGTTCGCGATCGAGGTTGTCGGTATCTGGAAGTCACTAGCAATCCTTCTGATGATCTGGTCGGCCCGCTGATTGGAAAACACGTACATATCCTGGTTTTTGACCAGGTACTGCAGCATGTCATAAGCGCTGAAGGCAAGCGTATGCTCGTCCGGGGTTCTTGCAAAAACAATGCCCCGAAACAGCTCTTTTCCCTTCCATTTAAACAAGACCGTATCTCCTTCTGAGACACTGTAATACGTCTGGTCGCCCTGTTTGGTGACGATGGTCGCTTCAATGGAGCGCGGCGCCTGATAACGATGGCCTTCAAGCGATACGCTTTCTGCAACCAGCTCAAGCCACTCTGTGTCTTTAATGACGAACAGTTCTATCATCATACATCACCTGTTTCATTGCGGTATCTTTAATTTTTGGCCGGGAAAAATCCAGTGGCCCGGCTGCCTGATGTTCCGTTTGCTTCGTTTGATCATTGCTGTTTTATTGGCGTTCCAAATTTTGCGCCATTGAGTGCTGTTCCCGTAAAATCTGCCTGCAATGTCCCATAGCGTGTCGCCCTTTTTCACTGTGTACGTCTTCGGCGCAGCCTTCGACGGACGTTTTGCCTTTGTTTTTTTCTTCTGCTTGATTTTCCGCGGGGAAGCGGTTTTGTATTCTTTTAGCACAATATCAAAATCCCGATCTCCTATTTCATTGTCTCCCTCACTATATTTAAGGCTTTCAATACTGCATGTCATATTGATTTTTGTTCCCGTAATTAAAAATTGAACAGGCTTTTTTGCCTTCATCCATTTTTCAATTTTAGCAATAGCATTTTCCGGAGACGGGAGATTTTGATATTCAGCTATCGGCGTATACTTTTTTGGAAAAAAAGAAGAAAATGAAATTTCTTTTGCTCCGGGTTCTTCAATAAACGTTAGTTCACCCAATCCCGTTATCTTTACTGAGTCATTTTGTACACTATTCGCTATATCAATCGCTTCAGGAAGAACAGGGAATCGCAGCTTTTCTTTCCCCTGTGATATCCAAAATTCATAGATAGACTTAGTCAAAAGCCACGACCCCCTTTGTTCCGGTGTTAATGTCATTTTGTAATTCATCAAGTAATGCCTGCTTGATTTTCGCAACCAGGCCATCAGCATCCTGTCCATTATGGAAATGCTGATCGCCGTTAAACTCAATCTTTATTTCTTTCGTTCCGGCTGTTTGTATCGTTTGCCGTGTACCGGATGTAACTGCTGAAACTTGTCCTGAAGAAAGCTCAGACTGCTGGGATTGAGACGGATCTGTCACTTCCATACCAAGAGCTTGCGCAGCTCTCTGAAGGAGGTAGCGGCCGCGGATGCCTCGCTCCTCCGGAATGATCCATTCCCGCTTGTTTCCTTCTCCGACACGTGCAATTTGTTCTTTTGTAATCAGCCCGCCGTTTGCGTAACCGACATACGGTCCGCCATGATTCAGGCTTTTAATGCCCGGCACATTGTTGATTGATCCATATCTGCTTTTAATATAGCCGATCGCAGCAGCTGCGTTGTGAATCGGGTTTTTAATGTTACCCATACCCGGTGCTTTATGGTCATTAAAGGTGCTTGGGATCGTCTGCATCAGCCCTTGTGACGGATGCCCCGCTTTTGCGTTGCTGTCCCACAAGTTAATTGCATTCGGATTGCCTCCGGATTCATGCTGCGCAATCGTCATGAGTCCCGGTAGCCAGCTCATCGGTGTCTTGGTGGCCATGAGAGCAGCCATAATCCATTGTTTTACGTTCCCGCCCATGGCTCCCATTCCGGAATAGGCAGCCGCCAGTGATCCGGCTTGTTTTTCAGCATATTTCTTTACATCTACTGAGCCAAGGCCTTTGACAACACCAATTGAAGCAAAACGCCCCAAGCTCATCATGACACGGGAAGGTGAATGAATATCTAGCTCCTCACGGAAAGCCTGCTCCACTCTCTTGGCCATATCCTTTGCTGCTTGTTTTACTTCACTGGATTTAGAATTCATGCCTGTCACAAAGTTTCCGATCAAACCGGAGCCCCAGCTGTTCGATGTGTCTTTTGAACGCAGAAACGGTTTGTCAACATGTGTACTCACATACTGTGCAGTCCCTGTTTGGGTTGAGTTTTGTCCTTGCGCAAAGCCTTTGACCGTTCCTGTGCCCCATGAAGACGATTTGTTCACAGTGGCTTGGTACGGCGTTTTAACTTTTGATTGCAAAAAGCCGTCCGTTCCGGTTGCTGTACCGTTTTGGCCCTTGGCATACCCGCTTACCATTTGTTTACCGTAATTTGGTGAAGCAGAAATCATTTGTGTAAATGGCGTATTGATGTTTTTCTTTTTCCAGTCTTCCATTTTGACCGGCTGATCGCTGATGCCTTTACCAAAGCCTTCTGAAAATTGCTGTCCGAGTGTGGACGCTTGGCCTGTAAGATTTGCAGTGTTCATTGCTGGGGAGGCTGAGCCTGATAGAGGACTGACAGCTGCTCCTCCTGAAACAGATGCTGGACCTCCGCCAGAAGACGAAGCTGCTCCCATGTCGTCTACAACTTGCATACCCAGCTTAGACGCCGCTTGTGAAAGAAGCATCTTCCCCCGGCCTCGGTTGTTATCAACCGGGATAACGAATTCCTTGCCGGCTTCACCGATCCACGAGATGGTTGGTTTGGTGATGTAGCCGCCTGTGGCATTTTTATCCGGATCCTTACCTTTATTCGGATCACCGCCGCCGGTTACAAAATTAATTACTTTACTAGCTACGCCGCCAGCTTTATCCCAGATTTGCTTCACCCAGCCGAACGCTTTAGAAAAAGCATCTGAAATCGCTTCTCCCACCTTTGTAAGAGGTTCTTGAATATTCTTTTTAAACCAGCCGCTCAGGCCTTTCCAAATGTTCTTAACGGTGTCTATCGCTTTTTTGAAAGCATCTGAGATTCCCTTGCCTACATCTGAGACTGTATTTTTGACCGGGTTCCAAACTGTATCCATGAACCATCCCGATACCGTACTGAAAACACTCTTAATCTTATTCCAAGCACCGGTCATTTTATCCCAGATTGTAGTTGCCGCTCCTATTACAGCAGATTTGACTGGCCCCCACACATTACTCATAAACCATGAAGCAACTGTACTGAACACATTTTTAATCGTCGTCCATGCATTTACGATTTTAGACCATATTGCTGTTGCTACACCCACAACTGCTGATGAAACCGGCGTCCAGACATTGTCCATAAACCATGTTGCCACCGTGCTGAATATCGTTTGAATCGTTGTCCATGCATTTACGATGTTGGACCATATGCTTGTTGCTACACCCACAACTGCAGTTGATACTGGCGTCCAGACATTGTCCATAAACCATGTTGATACAGTTCCCCAAGTATCCTGAATGGCTGACCAGGCATTTTGCGCACCCTCTGTAATGCTATTCCATGTATCTTCTAGAGCGCCGGCATCAATTGCCTTGCCTAAACTTTCACCGCCGAAAGTACCGGCAATTCCTCCTACAACACCGCCAATAGCGGTCCCGACTCCCGGCACAACGCTTCCAATAGCCGCTCCTGCAGCGGCTCCTGCTAAACCTCCGCCGGCTGAACCTACTTTTTCACCAGCATTATCCTTATTGATACCGGCTAAGTCAGTAAGGGACAGTATTTCGCCTAATCCCGGTATTCCTTTTGCGGCTCCTTTTAAGCCCTTCAGTCCGCCTTTTAAGCCTTTTGATTCACCCAATGTTTTCAGAAGGCCTGAAAAACCTTTGCCTGCTGCTCCTTTAGCAGATTTAGGTGTATTCACAGGATTTGTTTTATTCCCTTTTGTTGATGAACCGTTTCTATTTTTTACTTTTTTGCTTTTGCCTGTACTGATTCCGGCACAGCAGCAACCACAAGCCCCGCCCCATTTGCCGCCTGACTTTTTCGATTTTGAACCTGAAGATTTTTGGTTCATAGAAGGTTTTTTAGTGCGGTTTGAATTGTTAGAAGTTGAGTTCTTTGTATTGGCTTTTGAAGCTTTTTGTTTGCCCTTGCTTCCGCTGGATTTGCCGCCAAGCAACCCGCCAATATCCAGATTCCCCAGCTTCTCAGCAATGCCTTTTATAATTTTTTCAAAAAACTCTCCCACTTTTTCAATAATTTTATCAGGGCTGAATTTCTCGAATTTCTTGGCGATTTTTGAAACAATGTTATCAACAAACTTTTCTGCTTTATTAGCGATTTTATCCGGGTTCAGGAAATTAAATTTCTCTGAAATTTTGTCAACAATATTTGTTACAAAGTCTTCCGCTTTAGTAATAATGGCGTCTGGACTGAATTTGCTTGCGACATCGTCCACTTTTTTCATGAAGGAATCTGTAAACTTGTCAAGCTCGTTAAAGATTGTTTCCGGGCTGAATTTACTTACGATATCATCCACTTTTTTCATGAAGGAATCTGTAAACTTATCAAGCTGCTTAAAAATCGCTTCTGGACTGAATTTGCTTGCGATATCATCCACTTTTTTCATAAAGGAATCTGTAAACTTGTCAAGCTGCTTAAAAATCGCTTCTGGACTGAATTTTCTGGACTGAATTTGCTTGCGATATCATCCACTTTTTTCATAAAGGAATCTGTAAACTTGTCAAGCTGCTTAAAAATCGCTTCTGGACTGAATTTGCTTGCGATATCATCCACTTTTTTCATAAAGGAATCTGTAAACTTGTCAAGCTGCTTAAAAATCGCTTCTGGACTGAATTTACTTGCAATTGCATCCACTTTACTCATAAACGATGTTGTGAATTTATCCAGCTGCGACAAAATTGTCTCTGGACTGAACTTTGTTGCGATTGCGTCCACTTTACTCATGAACGATGTTGTGAATTTATCCAGCTGCGACAAAATTGTCTCTGGACTGAACTTTGTCGCAACTGAACTTTGTTGCGATTGCGTCCACTTTACTCATGAACGATGTTGTGAATTTATCCAGCTGCGACAAAATTGTCTCTGGACTGAACTTTGTCGCAATTGCATCCACTTTATTCATGAACGATGTTGTAAACTTATCCAACTGTGCCAAAATCGTCTCTGGACTGAACTTTGTTGCGATTGCGTCCACTTTACTCATGAACGATGTTGTGAATTTATCCAGCTGCGACAAAATTGTCTCTGGACTGAACTTTGTCGCGATTGCGTCCACCTTGCTCATGAACGATGTTGTGAACTTATCCAGCTGCGACAAAATTGTCTCTGGACTGAACTTTGTCGCG